CCCCAACCCCCCCCCGCTCAGGAACAGGAACAGGATCAGGATCAGGATCAGGATCATCATCAAGAGGCTGCTGATGATGGTCGTCGAACGATTTCTGATTCTCAATCTCAAAAAGAAATCTCTTGGGATGCTGAGAAGGGTTGGCAGGGTATCAGCTCCCAGGACCGAAAGGGATGGCGGAAGGCTTACCCGAATTGCGACGTCAGTCAACAACTGCGAGCGATGAATGAATGGCTTTTGGCACATCCGGCAAAAGCAAAAAGGAAAGAGTGGGCTCAATTTATTGTGAACTGGTTGTCGAGGAATGAGGAGAGGGCAAGGAAGAATGAAGGATGAAGTACGAAGAGCGAAGTACGAAAGAGAAAAGGGCGCGGGAGGCGGGCTATGAGTGAAATTATGCAGAACGTCGAGAAACTAATGTTATCCCTATTGATTCTGGTCGCGCTGTGTCGAAGGGCTGAGGCGCAGACGCCGACGGCACAGCCGACGGTAACGCCAATGCCAACCGCGACTGCCACACCGATGCAGGCGCCGAACCCGATTGATGATTTTCGGGGAACGGCAGTCAAATTCTATGTCGGAGAACCAGTTGAACCTTTAAGAACGACATATTATTGGTTACTGGATGCCACCCTGGAGACGAACCTTGACAGTCCGAAGTCATTCCCATTTGTCCGAGTGCAAAGCTCAGGGGCAAAAGAAGTACCGGGTTTATTTGCAAAATGGCTTTCGCTAAAGATATTCCCAAGTAACTTTGCAGTCATTTCCGCCACACTTGAATTTACCTCAGTTGCAGACATTGCAGATAATACCAGGGTGTTTGTTTTTCCGTTCAAGGATCAGGGCGTTGCAGGCGCGACGCTCAGTCCAATGGAGTAGAACTCGCAGCGGCGGTGGGTGACAGGCCCACTGAGGACTGGAAAATAAGCCCACTAGTCGATTGCGCAATCGGCTCAGCAACGTGGGACATGGCTGGTGTGAGACCGGCCCGCTGCGAGGATTTGTGCTTGAGAGTCGGAGGAAGAATAAGGGGAAGTGAGCTGATGGGGAAGTCGAAGATTGAATGGACGGAGATGACGTGGAATCCAGTGACGGGTTGTACCAGGATCAGCCCCGGATGCCAGCATTGCTACGCTGAGCGGATGGCGAAACGGCTTGCCGGCAGGTGTGGTTATCCAAAGGCGCCGCATCACTTTGACCTGATGCTGCATCCTGAAAGGCTTGAGCTGCCCCTGAAGTGGAAAAGACCACGGACCATCTTTGTCTGCTCGATGAGTGATCTATTTCATCGAGCCATTCCGAAGGGTTTTCTATTTCAGATCTTTGATGTGATGAATCGGGCTGGTTGGCACCGCTATCAGATTCTCACTAAGAGACCGTGGTGGATGTTGGATTATAAAGATGCTCTCTCTTGGGAATCGCATATGTGGATGGGTGTGAGTGTGGAAGACAGTTATCAACTTTGGCGTGTTGAACAGCTTCTCAAGTCGAAGGCATGGATTAAGTTTGTATCATTCGAGCCACTGCTGGGGCCGCTGCCGGATTTGGCTCTGGATGGTATTGATTGGGTAATCGTAGGGGGGGAGTCGGGGCCGGGTGCGCGGCCGATGGAACCGGCTTGGGTGATCGACATCCGGGATCAGTGTATCGATGCAGGGATTCCGTTCTTCTTCAAGCAGTGGGGTGGGGTGAACAAGAAGAAGGCGGGTAGGTTGCTTGAGGGCAGGACCTGGAATGAGATGCCTGCATGGAAGGATGAAGAGCGAAGAGCGAAGGGTGACGAAGTATGAAGTATGAAGAGCGAAGTACGAAGGATGAAGGACGAAAATATCTCACGCAAAGACGCAAAGATGTCAAGAGTGAGGGAAGAGGAAAGGGAAGAATTGGGGGAATGAGAGATGTCTAAGTATGCTGAAAAGACAACCGTGTCGAGTGAGAGGTCGAGGGGTGAATTGGAAAGGATCATTGCGCGCTATGGCGCCGATCAGTTTGCTTATGGCTGGAGGGAGAAAAACGCCGTCGTCTTTTTCAGGATGAATGGGCTATCGATTCGATTCAGTATTGTGATGCCAGACAAGAATGAGTTCAGCAGGACCCCGGGTGGTAGAAGGAGCCGGAATCGAGACAATCAACATAAAGCCTGGGACCAGGCGTGCCGGCAACGCTGGAGGGCTCTCGCCTTGGTGGTAAAGGCAAAACTGGAGGCAGTGGAAAGCGGGATTACGACATTCGAGGAAGAGTTCTTGAGTCACATTCTGCTTCCGAACCAGTCAACAGTGGGGGAGTTTATGGTCCCACAGGTGCAGCAAGCGTATCGATCGGGGAATATGCCGAAGATGTTGCCGTTATTGGGGGAGGTGAATAGTGAGGATTGAAAGGCCGATTCTTTTCTCAAGTTTAATGGTATGTGCCATCAGGATGGGGTTGAAGCATCAAACGCGGCGGATCATTAAAAAACCACCTGAGCCTTTTGGAACGTCCTATTACCCGGCTGAGTCATGGTTTATAGGACGTCATCCTGGTGGTGGGTGGAGGGCGGTCGATTTGTGCCAATACATAAATCCTGATGGTTTTGAGGATATCCCCGAGGCGGCGGCAACTGGATTTGGTTGTCCGCATGGCTGGGTAGGAGATCGGTTGTGGGTGCGGGAGGCTTGGGCAACCCACAGGATGTATGATCTTTACAAACCCAGCGGGCTCGATCCTGAAGTTGCACCTATAGTATATCTTGCTGGCAGACAGGATTATAAAACAAAACCGGCAATCATTGGGAAAACTCGGCCATCGATATTCATGCCCCGATGGGCTGCGCGAACTGTATTGCAGATCAGGGATGTTCGTGTCGAACGATTGCAGGACATTTCAGAAGAGGATGCAGTGGATGAAGGTATTGCCTATGGCTTCCGGTGCAATGCTGGTTGGCCTGATTATGAACATATTCGGAATGGCGTGTGTGAAGTGACACAGGATTCAGCCGGGATGTCGTTCGCCTCTCTGTGGGATTCTCTGAATGCGAAGCGAGGTATATCTTGGGAAGCGAATCCGTGGGTGTGGGTCATCAACTTCAGGATGATTTAAGAAGGACGAAGAGCGAAGTACGAGAAAAGAATAAAAGGTAAAAAGGGGAAGGCGAATGGGAAAAGGTGAATGGGTAAAAGGCGTTGTTAAATGCAAAGTCCAACCTATTGATGAGAGCTCCGACCCTGTTTGGGAGAAGCATCCAGGGTGGTTGCATTGTTCAGGATACTTTGGGGCAAGGAAGGATGAGGAAAGAAAGATATGGTGGCTGATTCATTTGCCGACTGGATTTGCTATTAGTAATTTTAATAGTCTAAAGATAGTTAAGGCAGTTGTGAATCGGCTGTTGGAAGTTGATATAGATTGGTGGAAAGCAAAAAGAAGAGATCAGGAGAAAGAGAGTAAGTTGCCGATGATCAGGAAAGTTTATGAGATTTGCAGGAGTGCATGGCAGTGAAATGGATTGTAGAAACCATAGAATCAGTAAAAGGATTGCTGGAGAAAAGAAAGCAGATTGATTAGGGAAAAGGGATGAAGCGGAGGCGGGTAAGGAGGAGGGTGGATCCACAACTGCTGACCGAGCAGGAGAGGTTGTTCCTGCTCGAGGGGTGGTGGTTGGATGGGGAGAAGCCGAATTTTGGGTCTGGGGTTTCGGGTGTGGGGTCTAAAGAACGAGGGCAGAATCGGAAATGGGTTTGCAAGGTTTGGGAGAGGCATGGGGGACGTCTCTTGTTGGAGCACATTGCGAGGAGACCGGGGACCAGGCCCTGGGCTTGGTGGGAATTCGATGCTCCCGAACCGAGACGACAGATTGAGATGCCGCTGTGGCCGCTGAAGATCGAGCCGATCCGGGAAAGGCCCGCATCGCTGCCGAGTGAGGAGATTGGGCCCTGGGCGCCGGGAGATTACCATTTTGGGATGCCCCGGCTGACCCGGGGGATTTTCTACGAGGAGCAGTTTGAGAGTGAGAGGGTGTATCTAGAGAGGTTGGGGTTGAACGTCCCGGAGGATGGAAACATCAGGGAGTTGAGTTGTCCGCTGTTGGGGATGTTGCCGGCGGCTTGCCAGCCTTTAAGAGAAAGAGGTAAAGAGGCAGAGTGGCAAAGAGGCAAAAGGGAAACGGAGAAGGACGAAGAGCGAAGGACGAAGGACGAAAAAAAAGAAGAAACAGTGAAGGGGGAGGGGACCTCCAGGAGATTGAGCGTTGATTATTTCAATAGTGCTTTGGCGGATAAGGCAGAGCGGTTTATTCAGTCCCTCAAACAATACCAGGGGGAGTGGGCCGGGCTGCCGATCTGTTTGATGTTTTGGCAGAAAGGGATCATCCGAAAGTTGTTTGGGACCGTGCGTGCTGATGGGCTGCGCCGCTATCGAAAGTGTTACGTTGAGATTCCCCGGAAGAATGGGAAGACGTTATTAGCTGCCGCCATCTCGCTGCTGCTCTATTTTGCCGATGGAGAGCCTGGGGCCGAGATTTACAATGCCGCGGCCGCCCGGGACCAGGCGATGCATGTTTTCAGGCCGGCCGTCCGGATGATCGAACAAAGTCCAATGCTGGATGCCCGGGTGGCCATCTATCGAGCTGAAAAGCGTCTTCATCATCGAATTGTCCAAAGCAGCTACCAGGTGCTTTCCGCTGATGCAAACACGAAACATGGTCAGAACGCGCATGGTGTGTTCTTTGATGAACTTCATACACAGAAAACCAGGCGGTTGTTCGATGTGCTCGATACGTCGATGGGGGCCCGCCGGCAACCGCTGATGTATATGATGACGACGTCGGGCACCGATCCGCTGTCGATCTGTGGGATCATGCATGAATATGCCGATCGTGTCATCAATGGAAGTATCGAGGACCCGAGTTTTCTTGCGATCATCTATTCTGCGCCGAAGGAGGCCGATTGGAAGGATGAGACCGTTTGGCGCCGTTGTAATCCTGCCCTGGGTGTTTTCCGCAAGATTGACGAGATGCGAGAGAAATGCCAGAAGGCACAGAACCTGCCTGCCGAGGAGAATTCCTTCCGGCAACTTTACCTTTGCCAATGGGTGCAGCAAGCCGTCCGGTTCATCAAGTTGGATCTGTGGGATGAGAATAATCATGGAAGAGTGAGCGAGGAGGAACTTGCCGGCCGCCGTGGGTATGCTGGGCTGGATCTCTCCGCCGTTTCTGATTTGACGGCATTCGGCATGGTGTTTCCGCGCGATGATGACAGTGATATTCTCGACATTCTGTTGCGCGCCTGGTGTCCCGAGGCAAGGGTGTACGATCCGGAGAACCGTTATGCCGATCAATATCAGGTGTGGGTCAGGCATGGTTTTCTTCGTGTGACGCCGGGGAACGCCGTTGATTATGCTTTCATCCGAAAGCAAGTCATCGAGGACGCCGGGCATTTCAACCTAGTGGAGATCGCTTACGATCGGTTGTTCCAAGGGGCGCAGTTGGCGGGGGAGCTCTATGAAGAGGGGCTGCCGATGGTCGAGATGGGGATGGGGTTTTTGTCGTTCGCTGCGCCGATGGTTGAGTTCGAGCGCAGGCTGCTTGAAAAGAAGATGAATCATATGGGGCATCCGGTGCTCCGCTGGAACGTGGACAACGTCGTGGTGAAGAAGGATCCCGCCGGCAATCTCAAGCCGGACAAGGCCAACAGCCAAGGGAAGATTGATGGTTTCGTGGTCGTGGTGATGGCACTCTCAGCGATGCTGCGGAATGAGGCGGTGGCGATGGATGGGCCGTTGGTGTCGAGATTGTTTTGAGCACAAGTGGCAAAGAGGCAAAGGGGCAGAGGGGTAAAGGACGAAAGTGCAAGAGTAATTGGGAAGAGGATGGGAAAGGGATCTATTTGTAGAGTATTTCCAGGACGCACGAATGCCACCCCAAACGATGATCTTGTAAGTGTTGGCGATCCCAAAATGTTTGATCCACCGGACTGTGATGAAATTCATATAAGCGTGACATTTAGTTGGGATCTCTTGGCGGCGAGACGATTATATAGATTATGGAGTGATATACATCCGAAGGTATTGATTGGTGGCCCTGCCTTAGATGATCGGGGTGGGCCATTTGTCTCCGGTCAGTATCTCAAGCCGGGCTATGTCATTACTTCGAGGGGTTGTCCGAACAATTGCTGGTTTTGTTTAGCCAAAAGGCGTGAGGGCGAAATACGTGAGCTACCGATCTCATGCGGTTATAATGTCCTCGATAATAATTTACTCGCCTGTTCTGAATCACATATTCGAGCTGTTTTTGACATGCTTGCAGATCAAGGAAAGAGACCGGTCTTTACTGGTGGTCTTGACTCCAGGAGGCTTCAGGAATGGCATGTTCGAGCATTGCGTGAAATAGGAACAGATCGAATATTTCTTGCTTACGATGCTCCAGAAGATCTACAACCTCTTGAAGATGCTGGGAAACTTCTTCGAGCAACAGGATTCACTCGCAAGCATCATCTTTATAGTTATGTGCTGATTGGGTATCCAAGAGATACTTTTGAAGCGGCGAGAAAGCGGTTTCAGCAGGCATGGGAAGCGGGGTTTGTTCCATTCGCAATGCTTTACCGGGATGAAAGCGGGAGAACACCAAATCGTGATTGGAAGAAACTACAACGGGAATGGATCAGGCCGGCCATTATAAGATGCTATCAAAAGGAACATTGAGATGAGCTGCTACAGGGAATGAATGGCGATCAATGGGGGCTGGAGCATGAAGCGGCGGGTGATGGGGAGGACGAGTGCTTGGCGGCGGGCGAGATTTCTCGATCTACTTCGCGAGGGGAAGAGCGAGGTGGCGGCCGCGCAGATGTTGGGGATTCCGATACACAAGGTCCATGATTGGAAGCATCGGGTGGAAGGGTTTCAGGAGAGGATTTTTGCGATCAAGAATGAAGGACGAAGTGTGAAGTACGAAGAGCGAAGGATGAAATAAAACATTTCACGCAAAGGCGCTAAGGCGCTAAGAAAAGGAGGTAGGATGGGATGGCTGATGTCGTAACGATTAAGATTGAGCGGAATGAGGAGGTTACCCGGGATTTGGATCCGCAGGCCGTCATGCAGGCGTGTGCCCGAGGCTTGCAGGAGGCCGGCTTGGATCAACAGATTGCCAGGTTGACGATCCGGGCGAGCGAGACGGTGAAGGTGGAGAATGTCGCGATGTGCGCCGATGGGCAGCCGTTGTTTGAAGGGGGAGGGGCGAAGTTGCAGAGTGTCAAAGTGACAAAGGAACAGAAGAAGAAGTAATCGCGCAAAGGCGCTAAGGCGCTAAGGTGAAGGAGAAGGTAAAGCCTCCCGGAGGATGGAAGGGACCTCTGGGAGGTTGGTGTATCTAACCCCTAGTATTCCAGCCGATTAGGCAGATTTTGCGCCGAAAGTTCATCCAAACACCAGATATGGGTTGACATGAGATTTCGCTGGTACAGCATATTCTTGTTGCGTTGTGATCCTTTTCACCGGATGTTGCGCCGATCAGGCGCAGCAGAAATGTTCCTCCCGGGGTCTCCCCCGGCTCCGGGAGGGAACCTTCTGAAGGGTGAAGGGTTAAGAGGGAAGGATGAAGAGCGAAGTACGAAGTACGAAAAAAGAAGAAGAAGCGAAGGGTGAGGGGTGAAAGGGTGGAGGGTGAAATTAGAAGGGTTCGTGAGTTGATGGTTGTGGGTCGCAGTGTCCGTCAGGGCTTAAAATGGTTTGGTCTTCAGGGTCGCAGTCTCTGGCAGGGGTTGAAGTGGATTGTTCTCCAGGGTTGCAGGGCCGATGTTCACCAGGATGTTCTTGTCATTGTTGGGGGGTGGCTTTTGTGGGAGGGATTTCAAGTCGTATGGGCCCCGGGATCCTATCTTTCGATTGGGGTCCTCTGTCTTTTCCTGGGGCTCTATCCGAATCTGCACAAAAAGGATGATGGGGGTGGCAAGGGTTAATGGGGCTTCTCAATCGTCTTCTCAGTCCGGTGGGTCCCTCTCGTTTCAGCCAACCAAGCGAGACAGATGATTTCTGGTACAACCCCGTACCCTTTGGTTCCAATGCATCAGGTATCCGTCTTTCTCCCGAGAGTGCTCTTCAAGCGACGGCCGTTTATGCGTGTGTTCGCATTCGTTCCGCGACCGTTGCCATGCTACCGCTTTTTCTTTTTCAGCGCTTGGTTCAAGGCCGAAACAGTAAGGAGCGGGCCTACAATCATGCTCTCTATTTTCTTCTTCACAATCAACCGAATCCCGAAATGACGAGTTTTCGTTTCCGGGAGTACATGGAAGTTTGCCGTCTCCTGCGTGGTAATTCCTATGCTTGGATCGAGCGGGACTATGGTGGCCAAGTGAGAGCCTTGTGGCCCATCCATCCCGATCGGATGAAACAACCGAAGAGGGATGCGAAAAGTAAACAGATTGTTTATGAAGTCCGTCTCGAAGGAGGCGAGAGAAAGCGTTATCCACCGAATCAAATCCTTCACATTCGAGGTTTGTCCACGGATGGAGTTGTAGGTCTTTCCCGGATCGGTCTGGGGATGCAGTCTGTGGGGCTGAGTTTGGCCTCCGAGCAATATGGTGCCGCCTTCTTTGGCAGTGGAGGGATGCCGATCGTTGCGCTGAAGCATCCGAGGAAGTTGACTCCCGATGCAAAGAAGGATTTACGCGAAGGATGGTTTAAGGACCATGGGGGGGTCACGAATTTCTTTAATCCGGCTATCCTTGAGGGGGGGCTCGAGTTAGAGGTTATCAGTATCAAGCCCGAGGAGGCGCAATTTCTGGAAACGAGGAAGTTTCAGGTTTCGGAGATCGCCCGTCTTTTTGGGATTCCGCCGTATATGATTGGTGACGTCGAGAAGTCTACAAGTTGGGGCACGGGGATCGAGCAGCAATCGATAGGATATCTGACGTATTCCATTGCTCCCGATCTAGTGAATATCGAGCAGGAATTGAACAGGACTTTGCTTACGATCAATGAACGGTCTTACCCCGAGTATTTCATGGAGTTTCAGGTCAACGCTCTCTTGCGTGCCGATGCAAAGACACGGGGGCAGTTTTACCGGATCATGCGCGATATTGGTGTGTATAACGCCGATGAGATCCGAGATCTTGAGAACCTGAATCCCATTCCCCAGGGGTTGGGCGAGGATTACTGGCGGCCGAAGAACATGGAGGCCGTGGGTGGTGGAGATTCTCGATCTTCTGATGGAGAGGTCGAGACGCAGTCGGGCGCCCTAGTCCGAGCGGGCGACAATGGGAGATTTAACCTTCAATGAGACTCTGGGAGGTTTGAAAGCGAGTGAACCTCCCGGAGGCTTGAAACCTCCGGGAGGTTGAGGGTGAAAGAAGATGAAGATAAAGCGGAAGACTGTAAGTGAGAAGCCGGCGTTATCCCGTTTGGCGTCGTCTCGGGAATTATTGACGCCAGGCGTTGTTGATCGGGAGAGTCGTGCGCTCCGGGGCTATTCAGTAATCACGCTAGGGGAAGCTGAAGGGCATGGTCTCTGGATTGATGAGGTCTTTCTGGATTCCGTTGTCGAGGGTGGCAATGCCAGTGTCCGGGGTGTCAAGTCACGTTTTACTCATCCGGGTTTGAGTGGAGATGGTTTGGGGACCGCATTGGGGCGGAGCAAGGATTTCGAACGCGAGAACGGGAAGGTACTGGCTGATCTTCTTTTTCTGAAGAGTGCCTCTCGAGGTCCGAAAGGAGACTTAGCTGCTTACGTGATGGATTTAGGTGAGGAGGCGCCCGATATGTTTGGCGCTTCGATTGTTTTCGAGCGTGATTTTGGGGAGGAGATGAGATTTCAGGGCGAGCATTCAGACGAGGATGGCGAATTTCGTAGTCCTGATGAGGGGAACAAAAAGAACCTTCGACATGCAAGGTTGAGCCGGCTCGTCGGATCCGACGTCGTCGATGATCCAGCCGCTAATCCTGATGGGCTTTTCTCGTTCACCGAGGGGAATGAGCTGCCTGCTCAGGCTGAAGCGTTACTGCTTTTCGGTCTTGGGCTTACGGAAGAAGTGCCGCCCGAGATGGTGGGTGGACCGCATCCGGAGCGGGTGAAGGAGTTTCTGAGTGGATTTCTAGAGAGGCATGGGTTGGAATTACGCCCCAAGGAACTGGAGGTAAAGGAGAAGCCGATTCAAACCTCTGATGTTTCGTTGGATGAAGAGAGAAAAAAAAGGCAGTTGTTGGAGCAACGGGTGAAGTTGTTGGAGTTCGAGCTGGAACGGCTTGAGCGGAGAATAGAAATTGTGAGAAGGAGGTAGAGAAAGATGGACAGTGTTGCCATGCGCCGGAAGGCGGCGGAGTTGGAGAAGCAAGCCAAGGAGAAAGCCGTTCTTGCTGCGAAAGAGGAGCGACTTTTGACGGCGGAGGAAAATGAGGACATCGAGAAACTTCGCACGGAAGCGAAGGAATGGCGGGAGCAGGCCGATCAGCTCGATGCCATATCAGCCGGGGAAGCGGAGCTGAAGAAGAGTGTGGGTGAGCGGCCCCTGATCACCGGGCGACCGAATTTCGAGGATGATCCGAGGCGAGGATATAAGACTCCTCGTCAATTCCTCATGGAGGTCATGGCGGTTGGTCAGGGCAAGAGGCTTCCTTCGGAGAATCTTCGTTCGTTGAAGCCGCACAAACATCCAGAGGATGAGGAGTTTGCCGCCGGTTCGGATGAGGCAGGGGGGTATTCGGATGCCTATGGTGGCTTTCTTCTCCCGGTTGGCTTCAGTCCCGATCTTCTGAGCATTGAAGCTGAAGAGGATCCGATGCGGGGAGTCACGCAGATTCCGATGGACAAGCCGATCGTGTCGATCAACGCCCGGGTCGACAAGGATCACAGTACCAGTGTCTCCGGCGGGTTGCGCGTCTACCGGCGATCCGAGACGCAATCTGTGACCGCGGCCCGGATGCAGTTCGAGCAGATCGAGATGAGGGCTCATGGTCTCCTGGGAGTCAGTTATGCAAGCGAGGAACTGTTGATAGATTCCGTCATTTCCTTCATTGCTCTTCTGGAGGCCGGGTTTCGTGATGAGTTCTCCGCGAAGCTGCTCGAAGAGCGTCTCAACGGAACCGGTGTCGGCCAATTCCTGGGCATCAACAGTGCAGCTTGTAAGGTTGATATCGCGAAGGAGTCGGGGCAGACGGACAAGCTGGTGGCGAAGAACATCGTCAAGATGTTTGCCCGCTGCTGGGGACGCAACAATGCCGTCTGGGGGGCGAATCATGACGTCTTGCCCTACCTGATGACGTTGACGCTTCCGGTCGGTGCTGGTGGTGTGGCGATTCCGCTCTGGCAGCCGTCTTTTCGTGAGGGAGCGCCGAGCACCCTTCTGGGCCTGCCGATTGTTTTCAGCGAACGATTCGAGAGTGCTGGAACGGTCGGTGATCTGGTATTGGGAAACTGGAGCCAATACCTCGAGGGTGTGTTGGAAGAGCTGAAGAGCGGCGAGAGTATGCACGTTCGTTTTGTCGAGCATGAGCGGGCCATCAAGTTCTGGATGCGCAATGCCGGCGCACCGTGGTGGAAAACGATATTAACCCCCAAGCGAGGCAGTACGATGGCCCCATTCGTGAGACTCGCCACTCGTTAGTGAGTGTGAAATATCAGCCTCCGGGAGGTAAAAGGGAACCTCCCGGAGGTTGAAGGATTGAAGGCCAAACAGAAGATTGGAGGGAGAAGGAGATGGTGAGTTCCGTAGCGACGCAAAAGTTATTCAGCCGGATGAAGATCGATCAGTATCTTTCCGGTGATGCATCGTCAGCGAAGGACATCGGCTGGGTCGATTTGAAGGATTATGAAGCATTTGGAGTCGTCGCTGTAGCGGCTGCTCTCACCGGGGTGGGTGTGACGGTCTTTCAGATCGTAGCGAATTCCGAGTCTGACGGTACTGGCGATGAGGTCATCGTGAAGGAGCATGCCGTGGGGACGGCGCCGGACGCTGCCGGGGATTATCTTGTTCTCGAGTGCAGCGCCGAAGAGATTGCGCACTTGGGAGAGGCGAGCGGTTACAATCTCCGCTACGTATCGGCGAAGATCACGGCTGCCAATGGCTCTGACAACATTGTTTTGACCTACATTCGCGCCGATGCTCGTTTCAAGGGCGCCGATCTGACCGTTGATACCATCGCTGCTTGATTAAGGTCTCGGGATCTCGGGCGAGGGGTCTTGGGTCTAGCCTAACCTCCCGGAGGTTTGAAACCTTTGGGAGGTTAGGAATTGAATGTTAAGGAGGTTTGAACCATGAAGAAGAGGATTCAGATCATTCTAATCGCCCTTGTGGCGTTGCTTTTGGCGACCTGGGCCTTTGCGCAAGTGGCGAACATCGGAACGAAGCTGTCGAGCGGTGATTTGGTTTACTACAACAAATCGGATGGCGAGAGCATTTTCACCATCAAAGACGGCAGTGACGGGCTCCAGGTACATGCCCTTCCATTATACGGGCAGGCGGGGAACGTCGTTATAGCGTCGACCACGGTAACGATCACTGCTGCGAACAGTGGGTCTGTTTATGTGAATACGGGTCAGACGTCAGGGAAGGTCACTTATACGCTGCCGGCCGCTGTCGTCGGGCTTTATTACACAATCGTTGACGATGTTGAGACGGCAAATAAGGATTTGTGGATTACCGCAGGGACCGGCGACAAGGCCAACAGCGGGACTGCGGGAAAAAGTTACAAATGTATCACCGATTCCGTTCCCCAGGCTACTTGTCTCATGGCGGTTGATGCAACCGATTGGGTCGTGATCCGCCAGGTTGGAACCTGGGCGAACGATAATGGTTGATGGAGATGTTGTAATCTCCAGAATCTCCCGGAGCTGTAGAACCTCCAGGAGGTTTTGGGAGTGAGGGAAGATCATGAAAGTATGGATCTGTGTTTTTCTGGTGTTGTTCTTGGCGTTCGCCGTTGCCAGCCAATCGGATGTGACGCCCACTGAATCCAAAACCCGGACCATGAAGAGAGCTATTTTCACCTGGGTATCGGATGCCACCGGGGATGCGAGTGGAACAACCACAGCCCCGATTTCCGGTCTGGCCTACCGGGCTGTATTCAAGCCTGCCATCGGAAGTTCCAGCCCATCGAATAATTATGATGTTGTTCTTAATGATTCGTATGGGGTCGATGTTTTGCAAGGCAAGGGTGCGAATCTGAGCAATACGATCGCAACCGATGTTGGTGTCATCCTCACTGATGGAACGGATGGCAATACCGTACCGGTCGCCGTTGATGATCTTCTGACGTTAACCGTTTCGAATGCCGGGAATGCAAAGGGAGGCGTGGTGGTTCTGTATTATCGATAGTAGTTGAACCTCCGGGAGGTTAGAAGGAAACCTCCCGGAGGTTAAGGTGACGGAGATTAAGTTGAAAGGAAAAGGATGATCTATCGAGTGCGTCTGTTGCGAGATGTTCCAGATGTGGGAGATGAGGGATTGGTTGCCGATGTTGGGCGACAAGTGAAAGGGAAGCTGATCGATTCGGGTGCTGGGGAAGTTGAGGCGTTTGTTCCCGAATCGCGGATGGTGAAGCCGACCGTCATTGATGTTCGGGTGTCGGGCGAGCCGGATGAAGAGTGAAGGATGGGGTTTCGGGTCTGGGGTGTGGGGTGAGGGGTGAAGATGAGTGGTCTAGTGACGGCGAGGAAATTGATTACAGCGCCGGCCGTCGAGCCGATTACGCTCCTCGAAGTCAAGCAGCATCTCCGTATGGATTCCGTCAGTTTCGCTGAGGACCTCACCGCCGAACAAACCGTCAAACCAGGTTCGCATGATGCAGGGACCGTCAATGGAGATTCCGTCGAGGTCCTGGGCTACTCGACGCTGGTGCTGCTCAATGCCGGAACTTGTGGTTCGAGTGGCACGGTCGACGTCAAACTCCAGCATCGGAACACGGGGACTGCTGCTTGGGAAGACGTGCCATCCGGAAGCTTCACTCAGGTCACCGAGGCGAACGACGACCAAATCTTCGAGATGGCCTACACCGAAGGGCTCCGGTATCTGCGAGCCGTGGCTGTCGTGGAGACGGCCGCCTGTGAGTTTGGGGTCACCGTCCTGAACGACTCTCCCTACTCGAGTGAGAATGACACGCTGAACGCGCTCATCGTTACCGCCCGGGAAGCGTGTGAGGTTTTCACCAACCGGGCGCTGATTACTCAGACTTGGGAGTATTATCTTTCCGAGTTTCCTTCCCATAGCGACGCCATCCAAATCCCGCTGCCTCCGCTGCAATCGATCGAGAGTTTTAAGTACAAGGACTGTAATGGGGATGAGACGGTCCTCGTCAAGGACACTGATTTCCATGAGGACATTGTTTCCTATCGAGGCCGGATTGTGTTGCCCTACGGTGGCAGTTGGCCGAGCGCCACGCTGTGGCCCGTGCATCCGATCACCATTCAGTTCAAGGCCGGCTATGGGGACGCCGAGACCGACGTGCCGGAGAAGTACCGCTCGGGGATGAAGATGCTGGTTGCAGATTGGTTCGAGAACAAGGGAAATCTGAACATTGGCAATATCGTGAACGAACTGCCCTGGACGATCGAGACATTATGGGGTTTTGAGCCGGTGTCTTCATGAAGAAGAAAGTGAAGATAGGGGATCGCCGGGAGCTGGTGACGATACAGCACCGGACCGTCACGAAGAATTCCTTTGGCGAGGAGGAGGAAAGTTGGGCTGATTATCTCAAGGTCCATGCTTTCGTTGAGCCGCTGGGAGGCCGGGACTTTCTGGCCGCGCAGCAGGCCCAGGTGGAGGTCAGCACGAGGGTCAATATCCGGTATTACGGCTGCATCAATGGAAAAGATTGGCGGGTAAAATGGGGGGAGCGGATCTATTGGATTAAGTTTGTGATCGACCCTGAGGAAAGGCACGTGGAGTTGGATTTGATGTGCATGGAAAAGAGAGGATGAATTACGAAGTACGAAGAGCGAAGTACGAAGGACGAAAACACAAAGCGCTCACGCAAAGGCGCAAAGACGCCAAGGGGAAATGAAGGACGAAGGACAGAAAAGAAGGAAAAGTGGAGAGTGAAGGGGTTGTGAGGGGTGAGCTGTGGGTAACGTCTAGGGTGTAGGGTGTAGGGTATAGGGTTTCGGGTCTAGACGTTGCATAGAGTTCAATTCTCATGGCTAAATGGGGTGTGACCATCACGGGGGGCGCCGCGCTGACGAAGAAGTTGCGCGCGCTCGATCGGAAGGTGCCCGATCGTGCAGTCTTGGCAATCCTTTTGCGTGGGGCGAAGCGATTTCGGGACACCGCCCGTGCCATGGCGCGTCCAAAGGTACGCCGGGGGATTGTGGCGAAGCCGTTTGGTCGCCAGGTGAAGGGATCGCCGGCGGCGTTCTGTGGAATTCATTTTCGTCTCTATCCGAGTGCGCATTGGGATGAGTATGGGACTGGGCCCCGGTATCACAAGAGTGGGAAGTTTGTGGGAGTGATACTGAGCCAGCCGTTTTTTCGGCCGGCGATACATGGGCAGAGGCGGGCCGTGCAGCAGATGATTCAGAGGGGGATGAAGAAGTTGGTTGAGAAAGCAGCTAAATGAAGTACGAAGGACGAAGAGCGAAGGATGAAGTGCGAAGGATGAAATCTCACGCAAAGGCGCAAAGTCGCCAAGGGAAAAGACTAAAGAGAGAACCTCCGGGAGGTTGAAATCAAAACATCCCGGAGGTTGAGAGGTTTAGTGAGGGATGGAGATTCAGGAGGCGGTTGTCGGTCACTTGCAGGGGAATACGGAGGATGCGAATGATGACCAGAACGCCGCGATTACAAGCGCTATCGCTCTGATTGGAGAAAGGATATTTCCACAGAGCGCGCCGAAGGGGATCCGCAGCCCGAGGGTTTTGTATGCAGTCGTCAGTGATCCGCCATGGCATTTGATGGGAGTCGATGCGAGTGATCGAGACGTCCTGATGCAACTCTTATGCTACGGCCCGGATTACTTGACGGCCCGGGCGCTGGCAAAGTACGTGGTCATCGCCTTGCAGCGTTATGGGGGCACTATGGGGGGGTCAGGGGGAGTGGCCGTTGATTGTGTGTTCATTGAGGAGCGAGGGGTGGATGGGTTCGACGAGGGGATCTACAAGGATGACAGCGGGGAAGAGATCCGTGGAAGTCATTATGTGAGGGTGGAGGCGAGGTTTTGCTTCTGAAGAAGGACGAAGGATGAAGAGCGAAGTACGAAGGACGGGGAAGAAGTACGAAGGATGAAGGACGAAGGACGAAAAACAAAAGAAAAGGATAAAGACGAAGGGTGAAGATTTTCGCTCTTTGTACTTCGCTCTTCGTACTTCGTATTAAGGGGTGAAGGGTGGAAGGGCAGATGAAAGAAGAAGAGGTAAAGGGGGAACTGTTGGAAAAGGTGTCCGACGGGAGGGGGATTGGGGAGAGCCTGGAGCGGATTTGGAAGAGTGTATTGGTGGGATTGCTTGCAGGGAGCCAGGCCGCCCTGGGTGTGTTCGAGGGTGGGGATATGTGTCCTCATCCGCCGAGCAGCATCGAGGTTATGCCAGGATCGTCAATGGGAAATCTCCGCTGGCGATGCAGTGATTGTGGGCAGGAGTTTGATGAGGACCCTTATGGGGAAGGGTGAGGGGTGAAGAGTGAAGGGTGAAGGGTGAAAAGAAAAAGTCTCACGCAAAGGTGCAAAGGCGCGAAGGGGAAAAGGGTGAGGGGTGAAGGGTGAAGGGTGAAGGGTGAAGGGAAAAGAAGATGACTGCTCTTATTGATTGTAAGCTGTTTTTGGATGGATACAATCTGAGTGAGGAATCGAATGAATTCAATGTCGCTTCCGAAGTCAATCTGCTGAACAATACGCGATTTGGGGATCATACCGAGCGTAATGCTGCCGGGCTTGTAAAGGCGGCCGTCTCGGTCGGTGGCTTTTTCTCGGCCAAAGGCACTGGAGACAATGCGCAATCGGATGATGTTCTGAGTAGTTTTTTCGGATTGGCCGACAAGGTGTTCACCGCTTGTCCGCTGACCGGGGTGGATGGCGAGATTGCCTATTTCCTGAAGTTTCTTGAGGGGGAATACCATCACGGGGGGAAGGTGGGGGATTCTCATCTCTTTGGGATGAGCGGCAAGGCGTCACATGGGTCCGGCCTGGTGCGAGGGACTGTCATGAAGCATGGGGCGGTGAATACCGATGGGAATGGGACGGCCTATGAGTTGGGGGCCGTGGGGGCCACAAAAAAGGTGTACGTTGGCGTTCATTACTATGTGATAAGTGACTTCACAGAGGATGATCAGCTCATTCTCTACTTGGAGAGCGACGACAATGAGAGTTTCACGAGTGCAACGCAACGAGCGCAAATCACTGTTTGCGACGGGACGGGAGCTTATCGAGGGGGTTGGGTGAGCGCAGTGGGCCCGATCACGGATACCTGGTGGAGGGTTCGCTGGGCTGAGACAGTAACGGGCGATCCGACGTTCACGTTCATTGCGAGCGTGGGGATTAAATGATTAGTTGCAGAGTGGCAAAGAGACAGAGGGACAGAGGGAAAAAGACTTGAGATGTAGGACACCTTGGAAGTGTACTACATCTTAAATAGCAAATAATGAAGGGAGAGGGACGATGTTTTACGATGCATATTTCATGGTGAACGGAGTAGACTTGAGCAATCGTGTCGAGTCGATCGAGGTGCCGCAAGAAGTGGAGATGCTGATCGCAACCTGCATGGGGGACGAGACCGAGGTCAACGAGCCCGGGCTGCTAAAGTGGTCGATCGACGTGACGTTCAGGCAGGATTATGCGGCGGATAAGGTTGATGCAACGCTGGAACCGCTCTTGGGCGCTGTTGCTTTCCCGATCATCTTCAAGCCGGCTGGTGCGACGACCGGGGTGACGAATCCGAAGTTAACCGGGAGCGCTGTTTTGGCCAGTTACAAGTCTGCTGGGGGCACCGTGGGCGATCAACACGTGGCGCCAGTGCGATTTGCTTCGGCAGGGAAGCTGACGCGGGCGGTGGCGGACTGATAGAAGTACGAAGAGCGAAGTGTGAGAAGAAAAAGTCTCACGCAAAGGCGCAAAGACGCCAAGGGTGAAGGTAAAGCGAACCTCCGGGAGGTTAGAATATAAACCTCCCGTAGGTTAAGCGGATAGAAAGGTGGGGGATGATATGCTGAGTAAAGAGGCGTTGTTGGGGGAATGTGGGACGCGCGTGGAGACCGTCGAGGTGCCGGAGTGGGGTAAGCTTGGCCAGGTGCGTCTCCGGCTGCTGCCGGCGCAGTATCTGGATGAGTTTGATAGTGCGCTGGTTGGATCTGGACCTTCCGGACCTAAACCTCCCGGAGGTTCGAAACCTCCGGGAGGTTTGAGGGTTGAGAGGTGGGGGATGGTGATCGCCCGATCGCTGGTGGACGAAAAGGGGCAGCTGCTTTTTGAGACCAACGAGGAGTTGCAGGAGGCGACCGTTGCCCTGTTGAAGAAGCCGCTGGTGGGATATCGTAGGATTCTGACCCGGGTCCTCGAGATCAATGGAGCAACGAAAGAGTCACAGGAGGATTTGGGAAAAAACTCCGAGCCCGGCCGTGGCGATGGATGAGTTTCGAGCTTGCGCTACGGCTGGGGAAAACCCGGAGAGAACTGCTGGAGGGGATGACGGTGCGGGATCTGGCGGAGTGGATTGTGTTTCTAAGTGAGAAGAACAAGTGAAGGTATCACGCAAAGGCGCAAAGCCGCCAATGGGAAAAGAAACAACATTAAGGGGCAAGGAGTGATGGAAGAAGATTTTCGCTCTTCGTACTTCGTATCGAGGTTGATTGATGGCGACGTTGGGTAAGTTGGCCGTGAAGTTGACTGCCGAGACGCTGGCTTACCGGCGAGGGCTGCTCGATGCCGAGAAGAACACCGAGAAGTTTCGAAATAAGGTAGGACAACTCCAGCAGAAGATGGCTCGGCAAGACGCCCAGATGAAGAACTCCAAAAATCAGCTCACGCGATACAACAAAGCCATGGGAGCGGCGAGCACGGCTGCGATGGGGATGATGAGGGCCATGCTTCCCATTGCCGGAGCGGCTGGCCTTTTGCGGATTGGGAGTAATGCCGTGAGTACGGCCGCCCAATTAGGCCGGGTAGCTGACCGTCTGGGGGTAACGACCGATCTCCTGCAAGAGATGAGGTATGCCGGCACTGAGTTGGGTATCCAGCAGGAGAAGATGGATATGGCGTTGCAGCGTTTTGTCCGCCGTATAGGGGAGGCTGCCAGTGGCACGGGCGAGGCGAAGGCCGCGCTCGAGGAGATGGGGATTGAGCTCCGGGATAGTGATGGTCGAATCCGGACGACGGGGGATTTGCCGGATGTTGAAAAGCGGAGGCGCTGCGTTGGATGAGTTCGCCAGAAGGGCACATGCAGCAGGACAGGTCCTCAGTGAAGAACTAATCAAGAAGGCTGATGAGTTACAGAAGCGTTGGGATGTTTTGATGGGACGATTGGGGGCTAATACACAGCGGGCATTCTTAGGGATGAGTAAATTCATTGACGAAGGTTTTGCAGGTTGGTTTCAGATTGGTGTTGAGAAGAAACTGAAAAGTCTAAGAGAGGAGTTAAAGAGCCTCGATAGGGATATTGCTAATTATGATGCGAAGACATCGGGGTACAGCTTATGGGGGCAAATCCAGCTTATTCCTGATGGAACTGTCGAGCAGATCAGAGCAAAGCGGAAAGAGGTTGAACGAGAGATTGAAAGGCTACGTTATGCTTTGTATGATGTTAAAAAGCAGGAAAAGGAAGGCTTGGGGGGAACGCCGCATGTTTGGCAGGGGCCGATCCTGGAGGAGTGGGTGAAGGCTTGGGATAAGCAGCAGGAGATGATCGAGGGTGAGATCCGGATGCTGCGTGCCGTTGGCGGAGCACGGACCGCGATCCGGAATCAGCTCGAGCAAGAGCGATTAATCCGGGAAGCGATGACCGTAGCAACGAAGGAAGGCATCGAGGTCGACCAGAAGTGGATTGATAGGATGAGGGAAGCGGTCATCGAACTCCAGGGACTGAGGCACATTGAAGAGCAGAGGCTGAAGACGTTTCAGGAGGCGGGTGTGGCCGCCCGAAAGCGCCAGGCTGAACTGAAGAAGATCGTTGAGGCGGTGAAGACGGACGCCTACCGGCTCCAGGAATTGATGGCGGCCGCGACGATGTATTATCAAACAGGCTATCTCGATGCGCAGACGTATGCTCTCTACCTGAAGAAGTTACAGGATGAATATGGGAATCTCGCCAAGGAGAGCGAGAAGAGTTTCGAGGAGCAGAAGAGGTACGTCGAGCAGTTCAAGCAGAGTTTTGTCCGGGCGCTGAGCGATATCGTGATGACGGGTGAGGCGAGTTGGAGGAGTCTCGCGAGGTCGCTGGCAGCGAGTTTGGTCGAGGCGGGGTTGTCATCGTTGATCTTTGGCGGGGGGATTGCCGGGAAGGATTTCGGAGGGATCGCAGGGTTGTTCAAAGGGAGTGCAAGCAGTGCAGGTGGTGGGGGTGGTGGCGGTGGAGTCACTTCTGTGCAGCCGATGCCGGATGTCATTGGGACGTACTTTGATCGGGAGGAGTTGTTTGCCGTGATGAAGAGCAGGGGGGGGAGGCAGGTTATTTTGGAGATTACGGCGGGGAGATGATGAAGTACGAAGAGCGAAGGGCGAAGTACGAAAAGAAAAAGTCTCACGCAAAGACGCAAAGACGCTAAGGGGAAAGGATTAAACCTCCCGGAGGTTGAGGTTTCAGAGGTTAAGAGATGGTTTACGAGGGGAGTGCCGAGGTTCTGGTTTTGCCGCCGAGGCAGGGATACCGGGAGGGCCGGCAGTTTGGGACCTATAAGCACCGTGCCGACGATGGCACCGAGCGCCGGGTGTCAGCCTATTGCGATGAGCAGTTGGGCTTCGATGCTGGGACGGACGAGTTCAACGTGGGGGCAACGGTCACAGGAGACACATCCGGGGCCACGGCCATGATCCTTGCGGTCCGTGTGACGTCAGGGACTTGGGTGGGAAACGATGCAGCAGGAATCATCAAACTGTATGACGTCGTTGGGACGTTCGAGAACAATGAGGCTCTGACTGATGATGGCAGTAGCCCGGGTGCCGCGACCGAGGATGGGGTTCTCGAAGAGAATGGCCGGACGCCGCTGAGGAGCATCAGTTGGCCATTCCTGAAGGGGAGCCGGCAGGAGCTCCAGCTCGTTGAGCAGATTCTGAGTTATGGGCTGGGGAATGACATCAAGATGCCGCTGTGGTTATCGAGGACCGCGCTGACGGCGAACCTGGCGAACAGTGTGACGGTATGGTGCTCGACGACGAGCATGGAATTTGAGAGCGTTGATCATATTCTGGTGGTCAAGGATGACTATTCGCTGTGGGAGGTGGGGGAGATCGATAGTGTTGGGGCGGCAGCGATCATTGTGACGTCACAGATTACCGGGCCGTTCACGGCGAATGAGGCTTGGGTGCTACCGCTGATCAAGGTGGTGCCACAGACGAGGAATCGATTGCAGGTTTATGGGCGTGGTGGGGTGAAGCAGCATGGGGTGGGGAGGGTTGTTTTTGAGGAACTGAGATAGGGTATAGGGTTTGGGGTTTGATGGAACGATGAATACATTTGAGGGGTACAGTGTGTGGAGTGTTACGCCGGGGATGGGCGTCGACGTGGACCTGGTCAACCCGAGGGAGATCCTGGGCGAGGGTTGGCAGCATCGGGTGAGGACCGCGCTGGAGAAGACCGAGAGGGCGTTGACGCTCCGATTGTTGAGTAAGACGGCTGCAGCGAGGGCGACGGTCCGGGATTTCTTCGACGCGCGATTTGGATCGTATCGTCCCTTCTGGGTTCGCAGTTATAAGGCTGATTATGTATTGGCACAAGCAGCAAGTGCGACCGACACTACGATCTATGTTGTGCCGAGCGGGGAGATTGTGGGGATTGATGACCTGGCGAAACGGTACGTCTATTCGGCCGACCATGACACGGGCTATCAGGTGAGCAATGCGACGACCGTGGGAAGCGACACCCGGCTGGATGTTTCGCCTGCGCTCGCCAGTGACTTGGCCGAAGGGGCGATCCTGGAGAATCTGT